TAATATAATCAGCCAGCTCTTGTGTCTTTTCGTCATAGTAAGCAAGTATTGAAGCTATACGGTTATTGTTACCAGATACTAAATAATTAGACATATTTTGAGAAAGATCATTTAGAGTTTCCCTAATCTCAGCTCTAATTCTATCTCTAGTTTGAGAGTTAGTCTTATCTGCAAAATATGTAGGATATAAGCGATTAATCTCATTATCTATAGCTCTTAGGTCATAGACTTGGATTATCCTACCTAGCTCTTTGCTCTCTGTTGGAGTTAAATCTCTGCTGAACTTACTCTTTAACTCTTTCTGTAAGCTAGTATGTAACATTAGTCTCTCTTTATCTAGATTAGCTGATTTAGCTAGTAGTTCATTTACTTTTCTCTTAGCATCATCTAAGGTGCTAATGTTAGATAGTGTAGTAGCTAAGAAACCATTAGGAGAGAAATCAAAGTCATTAACTAATAGCTTCATAGCCTTATGAGCTATAACTGGATTTCTAGGAGCAAACATTAGATACTTAACTAATGAGTAGATATTCTTAGCTGGATTACCTGCTTCTAGCTTAGTAGCTTCATTCTTAATCCATTGAGATACTGTCTTATTAGTTAAACTATCAGCTACACCTAACCACTTCTGTAAAGTGCTTTGATATTTCAAATCCTTATAGACACTTTGTAATTGATTATTATTGTTAGCTAGTCTTACAGCTAGTTGATATACAGCTTGGCTACCAGAGTTATGCTCTAGGTCTATCTCTTGTGGAGTATTAGTTAAGGCATTGAGTAATCTACTAAAGAACCTTACCAATCTCTCAATGAAGCCTCTAGCTTCTTTATGCTTTAACTTAGCTAGATCATTCTGAACTTCTTTATTAGTCATAGCTATGGTTATAAACTCACTAATACTACCGTTCATATAGTCTATGTATATCCTAGAGATACTATCTATCTTATGACTATCAGTACCTGTAAATCCTAGCCTATTAGCTAGGTCTAGCTTAGCTTGGTTAGAGTTGTAGTATCTCATAAGCTGATGTCTAATAGCTTCAGCATTCTTAACTATTGCTATAGCTTCAGGCTCTTTAGACTGAATAGCGTACTCAGTTACTGCGTGGATTAGTTCGTGCATATAGGCTTCAGCTGGAGATAACCCTATGCTAGTTCTTTGATCTCCTAAGAATATCTCTATCTTATTAGTTCTAGGGTCGAAGTTACCATTAGTCTCTCCAGTAGAGTTAAACACCCTAATCTCTAGACCATCTCTAAAGAACCTATCCCCATTAGTCTTGGTAAAGAACCTATTGAGTAAGCCTACATACATATTCTTATGCTCAGCATCTAACCCACTAAGGTCTGATAGCTCGTTAAAGGTATCTACTAAGCTCTCAAAGCTATTCTCTAGAGTTATCTCTTTGTAAAGACCTTTCCTAATACTCTCTTCAGTAGTATCTGCTGACTGAGTATGTACTTTAAGATCAGATACATCTGTACCTTCAGTATTAGTAGCCTCTTCTGGGATAGTATCATTTAACGTTTCAGTAAAGTCAGTAATAGATATATCGTTTCCTAAAGACTCGTCTATTTGACTATAACCTCTAAACATAGTATCTGGAACTATATTATCTTGTAAATACTTCAATAGGACATTAGCATCCTGTCTATTCTTTTCAGTTATAACACTCTTCTTAGTAGTGTTATCAGGTAATAAGAAAGAATTATGTGGGTCAGATAGTTCAGAGTCTATGTCTGCTAGAATATCATTTACTGCAGATACAAAACTATTTCCAAATAGGCTAGGATTAGCTTTAAGATAAGAAGCTAAGTGTAGGGCTTCTAGAACATCTTTAAAGCTACTACTAGATAGCTTATCTAGTAGATTATCCTTTAAGACATTCTTTAAAGAGGTAACAGAAATCTCTCCATTATTAGTAGCCTTAGCTTCTATCTCTTTCTTATAGCTCTTGGTAGGGTCTATAACTATGTTATTAGCTTGGATACCTCTAATCCTAGAGAGATCAGCTAGTATCTGTTTAATAGGAGCTTCAGAAGCTTCGTCCTTTAACTGCTTATAAGCAGTAGGAGTTACGGAATAAACCTCTCCATCTAATATAGGTAAGTTATCTGTATCATTGATAGGAAATCCATCTAGTGTATATCCACTCTCTGTAGAGTAATCTAACTGATGAACAGCTAACTCATCATTTCTAGCTCTGTTTAGGTTAGTAGTATATAGATTACTTTGAATTGAAGGATTAACTACCTTCTTATCTACTGCAATCATACTATTAGTAACTAAGCTATTCTGTTTTTGTGCAAAGTATCTACCATACTCTGCAGCTCTAAGAGCAGGATTATTTCTAAACTCTTCTTTAGCTAATGTGATCCTTTGAGTAGGGTTCTTAGTATAGAAGGTATCTTGTAACTTCTCAAAAGCCTTAAAGTGTTGATAAGGCAATTTACTAGCTACATACTTATAGAACTCTTGAGCATCTTTAAAGTCAGAGTTCTTTGTCAAGAATTCCTCTATTACTTCTAGAGCTTTATTAGTACTTTCTAGTGTATCTGCATTGATGTATCTCTCTCCTAACTGTGCTTGTTTCTTTAGTAGCTCTTTGATTAGATGAACTACTGATCTAGGATTATAGTAGAGATCACTATAAGCATTTAGCCACTCTAGAGTAGGAACTAAAGTAGTATAGAACTCCATAGCTTTCTGAGTACTAGAACCATCGATAGGATATAACCTAGCTAAAGCTTCATCGTATTCTTTAGAGTTAGGGTCAGGTTTAATTATAACTTCAGTAGCTGGCTTTCTATTCATATCTAGCCTATAGTTACCTCCAAAGTTATCTACTTGAACACCATTAACAGTTCTTAAATCCTTAGCTACTTCTAAGCCTAATAGGTAACTTTCTGTTCGAGCTATAGTAGCAGCTAGAGCATTCCTAACTTCTGGATTTTTCTCAGTAACAATCCACTCCTTCTCATTCTTTACACCTTGCTCTAGCATAGTCTTAGCTAGATTAGCCTTATCGTCCATAATAAGCTCAGCAAAGGCTTCATTAGCTAACTGAGATACTAATCTGATAAATGGAGCTGAAGTAGTAAAAGCATCGAAGTTATTAAGTCCTACGAATATACCCATTTCAGCTAACTTAGATTGAACTATACCTTGAACCTTAGCATCCATAGACTGACCAAAGTTAGTAACTAATGATAGGTCTACAGGGCTAAAATATACTCTAGTCTTTTTAGATCTAGTTCCTACTGGGGTATTATTAGAAGACTTCTCTTCAACAGCTTCTGTAGTTCTTCTAACGAAGTTAGTAATAGAGCCATTTTCAGCTGACATAAGGATACCCACTAATGTGCTATTTTCTTTCTGAACAGCTTTAACAGCTTCAAGAAAGTCTTTCTCACTTACATCAGTATAATCAATACTACCAGCTTTCTCAGACTTACCTTCTACATAAGTAACTCTATTACCACCTAACTTCTTATTAATCTCTACAGCTAAGTGTCTAATATGATCATTAAGAACGCTCATAACTACACTAGTTCTCTGAGCTTGGAACGGAGATACTCTCTGTAAAGCTTGTGTAACTACTCCTATTAGAGTTTCAGCCGCACTAGAAGAAGCAGTATCTAGGTTAGTAAAGTCTAGTTCTCCATTCTCTTTCTGAGTGATAAGGTTATGTAAATCTTCTAGATTTCTAACTCCTAGTATCCTTAGAGAAGCTACTTCAGAAGGTGTCAATATACCTGCTAACTTCGTATTGGCTAAAGTATTGTCTGGATTAAAGAGATTGACTTTACTCTCTTTCTCTGCATTAGTTAAAGTTAGTGAAGTTACTTTAGCATACATTGCTGGTATGTTCTTCATAAAGAAAGAGTTTAAGAAGCCTTTAGTATTATTCTTAACTCCTGAGCCATATCCACTAAGCTGTAGGATAGGTTTAGATAATGCTCTAATAAACTTAATTCTGGCATTAAGAGTATCCATCATAGACTTATCTAGCATAGCAGATAATTCAGCTTCAGGTTTTTTAAACTTGAATATAGCTTCAGATACTACTAGGTCTAATAAGTTTCTATAAGATAGTTGTTTTTGTGGATCAGTCTCATACTCTTTAACGTTATTCATTAGCTCATTGATTAGAGCTTCTTTAGCTACTATTACTTTAGCTGATCCTTCTGCATTATCTAGCTTTTCAGATAAGCCTTGTTCTGCCACTATATCTCTTAAAGACATACCTAAGATAGGTCTAAACCACTCTGAAAATAACATCTGAGCTGTGAAGTTATAGTTGTCGTCGTCCATATACATTAACGGATCTTCAGATATTGATAGGTTTCCTGCTAAGGCTAACTTTCTAGAAGCTCTTTCTACGAAGTTAAGAATATTAATAGATGCTGGTCCGAATGTCTGCCCATCTGTCTCTAGTGTTTCTAGAGCATATAAGCTATCGTAGAGAGCATTTCTTACTTCAGGTATAGTAGTACTAAGGCTAATAGTGTTTAAGCCTTGTATAGCCTCTAAAGCATCTAGAAGGTTATATGTAGGTATATTCTTAAACTCAGGCATAACTTCTCTTAGATGGGATAACTTCTCGTCTAAAGTAGCTAAATGAGTAATATTCTCTAACATAGCGAAAGCAATCTTAGCTAACTCTCCATTCTCAAGGTCTAATGTAGCACTCACGAACTCCTCATAAGCTAACTGATCTTTTAAAAGGATAGCTTGTATCTTCTCTTGTTTCTCTTTTAGTAAAGCTTTCTTATCTTCTAGAGAAGACATCCCTAGCATCTTATCTGCATATTCTTGATGTAGCTTAGCTATCTCTTCCCTATATTCTCCATTAGCTATCTTAGTATAGTCGATAAGATCTAGATTAGTTCCTAGAGCTAATAACAGAGATTGAGTAGATTTCTTTTTAGCTTCTTCTAGGTCTTTGCCATTATAGATATATGTCTCAAACTCTTTGTCAAACAGTTCTTTAGCTCTCTTAGGATCTCTTACCTTCTTAATAAGATGTCTAATATTCTTATTAGATTGTTGATGTCCTGTGCCATCTATAGTAGTTCTATCATTAGGTCCAGCAAAGACATTGTAATAGAACTGAGTACCTTTACCTCTATCAGATTTACTCTCTTGAATAACCTCAATAAACGATTGGATCTTATTATTAAATAAAGGTATATCCGTAGAAGCTAGTAGAGCTTCAGCAGCTGGATTGTCTTTGAGTTTATCATTTATCTTTATAGCCTCATTTTTAAACTCTTCTACATATTGGTTTATATTAGCTCCTAGCAATACAGCAGCTTGAGTAACTATAGGTTTAATTTGGGTATTCCATAGGTTTTCACTTATAGTTATTTTACCTGTAGAGTAAATGTCTGAAGAAGTCGTAATTGGATTAAGCATAGATACTACTTCAGAAGCTAGGTTCTTACCGTTCTTAGATAAGTGAGCTACCATAGCATTCATCTTGGTAAGGTTGTATTCTAGTGGGGTTAATGTTTGAGCTATGATACCATCTCTAACTCTAGGATCAGTTTCTGTTGATAACTTATTACCTTTCTGAGATAGTCTTAAATCCTTTAATACGTCTGATAGTTGTTCTTTAGCAGCTACTTCTTTAGGTGCTATATATCCTCTATCAGTGAAGGCTTTAGCTTGTTTTTGAATAGTAGGTAGGTATGTTTTATCTAAGAGTTTGATTACATTAGTCTTAGGATCTATAGCTACTACGTTTTTAAAAGATGTTTTAGCAAAAGAGTCTTTCAGTATCTTTTGAAACATATTCTTTAACTGCTCTGTAACTTCTGCCATCTGTTCAGCAGTTCTATGAGGATTGTCTTCTACTAATCCAAAGTTTCTAAGAAGATCATTTACTATAATAGTAGCTTGGTATGTAGAAGTTACTTGCTGATTTTCTTCAGTATCTGTTAGATTAGAGCTTATCTTAGCCAATGGAGCTATTAGTTTCTCACTAGCTAACATACCCATAATAGACATAAACATACTTCTAGTTACAGCTTCTTTAAGATCCATTGCTTTATCTTTAGTAGAGTTAGTATTGTCTATAGTATTACTAACTTTCTCAATCTTAAATAGATCTGTAAATAAGTCATTGTGATCTAGAGTAAAGGCATTGTCAGAGATAGCTACCTTAATAGCATTTTTAAAATCTTCAAACTCAAAAGCTTTAGCTACATTGTAATTATTAAGATCAAAGTTTTTGTCAAATATGGCATAGCTAGATAGTCTTTGAGCATTAGGTAGGTAATATCCACCCACTAGATTATTAGAAAGATTTACTGTATCTCTATTGACAGCTATAACATCTGCACTAGGTAATAACTCACTAAGTAAGTTATTCTCTTCCCCAAAGCCATATCTTCTCTCTGATTGAGTAGAGAGTACTCCTATGACTCTGAAAGCTGTATCTGCTATCTCATATCTCTCTTGATTGGTTAAATTCTTCTTAGTATCTATAACTATCTTAGATAGACGTTCTATATCATTTATAGTTATTTGATCTTTCTTACTTCTAGTAGCATTAACTTGTTCTAACAGAGCCTTAAACTTCCTAATAGCAGCATCTGCTCCAGTAAAGAAGTTAGCTATACTTCTGATTAAAGATTTAGCTTTAGCTGTTAAAGAGTCATCCATATAAGGGTTTAAGAAGTTCTTATCTAGCTTATTAGCATTCCATAAACCTACTAGAGCAATAATATCTGAAGCATCTTTCTGACCATTGAAGAATATCTGCATATTGTAGAGCATAGTATCTCTTTCAGCTAGTAAAGAAGATAGTAAATCTTTTGCTTTAACTAACGATACTGCACTAAGAGATACTTCAGAACCTTTTACTTTGACAGTATTATCAACATCTCCAAAGTAATCCTTATCCTTCTTAATATGCTCTATATAGAGTTCTAGCTTACGAACATCCTTATTAACTCTATTAAGCCTACCTAGAGTATCTTTAATACTTTCTCTAACACTTGTATCAGATAGTTTCTTTACTCCGTTTATCATAGTAACTAAGCTCTGATTTAGTTTGTCTTGAAGTTTGAGAGTAGTCTCGTCTAGATATCTCTTTATCTGTGGTAATCCTGCATCTACATAGTTTTGTAAATTTTTAGAAGCTTCATCTAGCTCTTTAACTTCTTTCTCAAGATTATCCACTAAAGAGATACTGCCAGTAGCATCTGCATTATCACTAACTACAAAAGTTGTGTTAGCTAGGGTATAGATTTGCTTACCTGTAGTTTTAACTGGTATATAGAGAAGATACCTATCTCTACCATTCAGTTGGTTATATCCTGAAATATCCTTAATTTGTGTATCTCCAGGTACTAAATAAGTTTCTCCAGTATGTTGATCTATCTTGATAACTAGAGCAGGAGTACTTAGACCACTAACCTTACCTGCAGGATGTATGTAGCTCTCTATGCTAGTATTCTCTCCTAGCTTAGCTCCAAAGGCTTTTAAAGCAGTAGCTATCTCTACACCTTCTTTGCCGAAGAACTTATTAACTACATCTAATTTACTTTGAGTCTGTTTCTGACTTATCTGTATCTCTTGCTGAGCTTCTAGGACTTTAGACACTAAAGACTCTGTACTTATGATAGGAACTTTAATATCCTTAGTATCTACAGCATTAACAGTATCTTTAGCAGCTTCTCTGAGAGCTATAACATATTTAAACTTCTTGATAGCTTCAGAAGCCTTAGAAGCTGTTACACCTAAAGCTGTCATCTTATTGATGTTTCTTAACTTACGAGTTTTCTTGTCTCCTCCATAAGCACTATCAAATAGTTTCTCTAGCCCATCAATAGCATTTCTAGCTATACCTTCACTAGAAGTAGCTACTCCTTGAGTACCTAGTTTCTCAGTATCTATCTCTTTATCTTCAGGTTTCTCAATATCTGAGCTAGTAAGCATATCTACTAATGGAGATACTATATTTACGTGTTCAACACCATCATCTGTAGTTGTTCTACTTTGGCTATTAACATCTTCTAGGATTAGATCTACTAGCTTTCTCTCTATACTATTCTCGTCTAGAGATCTATAAGCATCTACTGGATCTTCTACTAAGAGTATATCTTGACGTATCTTGTTGAGTAATCCACCTATGTAAGTATCTTTGATACTAGAGGCTTTAGTAGTATCAGTAGCCTCTGCTATAGCTAGAGTAGTAACGAATGATCTATAAGCCTTTCTGACATCCTTCTCATTCTTATAGTTACCTTTAGTATCTGTTAAGTTCTTCTCAGAGAATACCCTATTGAAGCTATCGACATCGTCTGGAGTAACCTTTTTCAAATTACCTGTTTCAACTTCTACTGGAGCTACATAAGTATTAGCTTCATTAGTATTATCTTTTACACCCTCTAGCGAAGTCGCTAAGCGATGATCTTTTGTTACCCTTACATCTGGCTTACTTTCAGTCGATCGTTGCTCTACGAGCTTGCTAGGGGTTATAGCATACCTTTCTCCTAGAGTAAGGTCTTCATAAGGCTTATTCTGAAGCATAGCTTTAATCTTAGAGTTATCATAGTTCTCTTGATCTACACTCTTGATAGCTTCTCTTATAGGTTGAGATAGTTTAGATATATCTGCATCTGAATACTTAGTATCTTTATTCTTACTAATGTGAATAATGTCTGCTAATTGTTCTTGTGTATATTTAGGATACTTAGTAGCTAACTTTTCAGCTAATGCCTTAGTATCTTCATTAGGATTGATATTCGCTAGATCTTCAACTATGCTCTTATACTCTTTATTATTATCTGTATCTGGCTCATTTAAGAAAGCTTCTCTAGCTTTAGGACTAACAGCTACTTGGTATAGCTCTTTAAGAGATACATCTTTCTTATTCTCTGCCTTAGCATTTAAGTTAGATACATTGTTGATATTCTCTTGAGCTTGGACTTTATTAGCTGTAACATACTCTGATACCTTATTGATACCCTTACTAGCTAATGAAGCTACTTTAGATAAGCTCTCTCTAGCTACGCTAGGAGCTATCTGTCCTGTTACGTGAGTACCAGCTCCAGCTATTGCTCCAGTTATACCTGCTTCTTTAACTTCTTTATAGCTCTTAGGATTAGCTAAAACATTTCTAACAGCATCATAGTAATCTCCTAATGAGCCTTTTAAATCATTATCTCTCATCATAGCTTCAGTGATTGTTTGAGCATACTCTGTAGCTCCTTCAACTGCACTATTACCTATTAGCTTACCAGCTGAAGCTAAGACAGCAGCTGCTGTAACTCCTTTATCCCCTATTAGGGATTTAGCTACATCTTTAACACCATTGAATACTCCTGAGAAGCTTCTGTCCTTGATAGAGGAGATAAGACCATTAGTTAGCTTATTACCAATCAAAGGCTTAAACAATGTTCCAAACTCAACTAAGTTCAGAGCTGTATATGCCATAGCTGGAATAATATCATTCTTATTAAGAGATACTAAGTATCCTAGCTTATCTGGATCTATACCTTGTTGCTTCATACGATCTATCTGAGCATTGTGCATCTTCTGAGTTACCTCAGCTGATAAGCCAGTAATCCCTCCAAACAACTTAGCACTATCTTTAACCCAAGATACTTTAGCTAGTTCTAACTTCTCTGCTTTAGTTAGTGTTTCTCTTAGAGCTTTACCTGCCATACTAGGCGTAGCATTAGCTCCCAGCTTACCTGCTACCTTCTTAGCTACATCTTCTGAGACATATCCTGATAGATTAGTTTTGAATACTTCTGGACTAAACTTAGTAAATTTAGTAGCTGTTGTAGCTTCACCAGTAACTGCTGATAATCCTTGAGCTATAGGTTTCTCTGCTTTAAGAGCTACATTAGATACTTTAGCTAATCCAGCTCCTACATCTTCAGCTATCTGTCCTGCTCTAGCTGCTATCTTAGCTGTTCTTAGAGCTGTAGGGATAGTACCTGTTGATATAGCTGTCGTAAGTATCTCTGGAGCTGCTGAAACTAATGTATCTGCTACTATGCCTGCTGCATTCTTACCGATACCTAAAGCTGTATTTATAGCTCCCTTAGCTGAGTCTGCATCTAGTAGCATATTATCTAGGTTATACTTGTTCTGGTAGTCTATATCACTATCTGACATAGCATCGCCTAGCTTAATAAGACTATCTCCTAACCAATTCGTAGGAGCTTGATCTGGAGTTAAGTTCTTAAGAGCTTCTAGTCTTTGCTGTTTCTCTTCAGCTGATAGGGTAACAGCATTAGCGATAGCTCCTAAGCCTCTAGGTATATCTGCTACGCTATCTACAAAGCCGTGATATACAGATGGTAAGAAGTCAGTTTCTATAGGTTTCTTACTAAGATCCACAGTAGCTTGATTATCTATTAGTCCTTTGTATCTATCATCTGATGATTGCTGTAATAGAGCGTTATAGAGCTGTTCTGAAGCTTCAGCTTTACTCTTCATTAGGTTATCTTCAGCCATCTCTTGCTTTAGCATATTGAGGGCATTATTAGCTTTTTGCTGACCATATCTCATACCTAACTCTTGAGCTTTACCTTCTAACAATGACATCCTAGCTTGTATCTCATTAGCTCTCTGAGCCTCTTCAATATCTTTAGTCATACTAGATTGATAGTTCCTAATCCTATGAAGACCCTCTTTAGGATCAATACCTATAGCTTTACCAGTAAGAGCATTCTGTAACTGTAATTTCTGAACTGCTAGAGAGTTTAGATCATTCTGATAGTTTAGGTCATCTGCTTGATTACCTCTTTCTAGCATAGCACGTTGTGCAGCTAGTATAGCTTCTTGCTGTGCTGAAGCTTGATCTACAGCTTCTAATGAAGCTATCTTATTAGTCATTGATCCATAAGGGTCTATATCTTGCATCTTAGTTTGATAGTCTTGAGATGTCTTATTAGATTTCTCTTGCACTTTAGAGATAGCATTACCTATGTTAGGTATAGAGTTAAGAGCTTGTTGTTGTCCTTGAGGTAAGTTATTAACAAAGTTATTGTCATATTGATTAGCTAGAGTAGCTAGTTCATTATTGACACCTTGTAGGTTATCTGAGGGATAAACTTGTTGAAGTCCTTTAGCTAGTAAAGGGTTCTTATTGTCTGCCATATTAGTTCCTTATAGTGGGGTATTTGTCTGGATTATACATTTACACCACTATAAAGAAACTTAAGCGAATATAAAATTACATAAAAAGTTGCTTAAGAAAATAAATTAATACCTTAGTCTGTTACTAGAGCATCAAACATATCTTGCTCTGTTGGATAATACTCTCTAGAAGTAGGTTTCTTCCTATCAGGTAGAACATAGTTCTTATTGCTTCTGTTATACATACGTTGTTTAGAGTAGAAATCTACTAGCTTATCAAATAGAGGATTTACTTCTAAACCAGATACTGGTATCTTACCATTGATGTCTTTACCCATATATGATTGATACTTACCATCCTTATCAGCTACTATGTAAGTGAATTGTTTAGCTCTATCTCCCATATTAGGATTACCATTGAGTATATCCCCGTTATAAGCTGGTAGCTTAGCTTTACCACTCTTTAGATCTTCCATAAAGGTTGTGATCTGTTTATACTCTTCAGACTTAGGATCTAATGAAGCTCTGTATTGTGTAGCTAGCTTCATAGCTTGAGATCTATCACTAGCTAACTCTTTCCTAGCTTCTAGTCTAGCTAACATATAGTTAGTATCTTCAGTAGAATCTCTTCTTAGTAATTTCTTCATAGCATCATTAAGCTTAGAACCAGCACCTTCTCCAGTCTTAAAGTAGCTAACAATATCCTCTATAGTATCTTTATCAGCATTTCTAAGAACATTAGCTCCATACTGATTGAAGAACTCATTAACCCTAGCAGAACCATCAGCAGTAGCTAATACTCTATTCATAGTAGCTTTAGTATCTTTATCTAACTCTGGCATAGCCATAAACGTTGTTAGACCTTCAGTGAAAGGTTTAACAAGAGCAGATACTTCAGCTTTAAGAGTTCCATCATTAATATCGCTCTTTATATTTGGATCGTTCTGCATAGTAGTTATTTTGCTAGTATTCTGATACATATCTTTAGCCGACATACCATTAGGATTAACAGAGTCAAATCCTTTGCTACTAGATATATTCTTAGTTAGTAGTAAATCTCCATCTTTATTCACATCATAGACATCTCTATTGTTAGCACTCATAAGAGCTTGCTTAGACTCTGGAGATATGTAGAATACCTTATTGTCTGTTTGCTTAGCATAAGAAGTTCTGACACTTTCTGGTAAGGACTTATCAGCTAACTTAGCCTTATCAGCTTCTTGCATAGCTTCTAGCTTATCCATAGCAGACACATCTGAGGTATTAGCTACTAAGGTGCTACCATCTAGTGTAGTATAAACAGCTAATGCTCCTGCTGTATCTGGAGATACTTGCTTGATATTACCTAGCTTAGTTTGAGTATCCATTAGATTACTAAAACCTTTTTGAGTGTTATCATCTATAGTATCAGAAGCAAATGGATTAAAGTTAGTTACTCCTTTAGCTAAAGGCTGTTTAGTAACTGGATCATATATTACCTTATTAGGATCAATTACAGAGGCATTAGAGCCATTTGAAGGTGTAGGGGCATAATTACTACCACCAACAGACGATCGTTGCTTAGAAGCCACAGAAATGCTTGTATTAACGTTTGGTGCATTTCTGTTCTTCATAAGAAAATCTACATCAGCTTGAACTGGAGTTACTCCGTATTTGTCTTTCATATATTGGATTTGCTCATTATACCTATCCATTGAAGCTTGACTCATAGCATTCTCTATACTCTTCTCTTGATTTTTAAGAGTATCTCCATAAAGCTCATTTACTAGCTTCTGTTGAAGAGTATTGAAACCTTGAGAATTATTAAGGATATTCTCTGTAGTAGGTATATATCCATTAGCTATAGCTTGATCTAAGCTTTTTCTAGCATTAAGCATATCTGCATTATTAAAGACATCTATAGCAGACTTCTGATTGTTCAGATTAGCTTGCTCTAGTAAATAAGGTTCTAGGTTAGCTTGTCTTTGATCTTGATTTCTAGCTATCTCTGTTTGATAGTATTGAGCTATCTCATCATTTAAAGCGGTAGCTAGATTATCTCTAGCTATCTTCTGAGGCATAGTAGCATCTACTCTTTGAATAGTTATCATACTAGCTCCTTATATTACCGCACCATTTTGATACGATGAAGTTATGTTAGCTCTTTGTCTATCTAATCTACTATTCTCTGACTTAGTTCTATCAAAGCCATACTTATTGCTCTGATAAGCTAACTCATTATTTCTCTTACTATCTTTGTATTGTTGATACTTAGTTAGGAGATCTCCTGCTGTAGTAGCTGCATTCATAAATGTACCTAATCTGCTAGCACCTTCAATAGGAACTTGTGTAATTACTTGATTACCAAATTGATCTACACCTATCTTAGTAGTATATCCTTGTGTAGTTGGTTTAGTTAGCCAATCCCAAGCTTTAGACATAATACCTTGTGTAGCTGCATTAGCATTATTGCTTAGAGCATTACCTAGTACTTGCTGACTAGCTTGTGTAATTCTAGCTAATGGGGATAAGGCTTGAGTACCTGTTTGATTAGCTAGTAGATTACCTACCTGAGTACCTAATTGACCTGCTACACTCTGTCCAGCATTCTTAGCTACTTCCATAAGACCTTGATTAAGAAAATTACTAAGAGCTGGTGTAGCTCCTTGTTGTAATACTTGAGAACCTATTTGAGAACCTAACTGAGCAGCAGGCATAATACTAGGTGCTAAGCTACCAAATGATGAGAAAAACATATAAACTCCTTTATTTAACTTTAGGTGATGTAAATCTATCGAACTGAGAGTTATCAGCTTTAGCTATCTCAGTGTTATAGTTTAACATCTCTTGTGATCTACTATCATACAATAATCCACCATAACATATCCAATAGAACAGATCCATTTGATCATCGAATGCTGTATTTATATTGAACTCTTCTAAGGTTATCTTTTCTAGATCCTTAGCATACTTTTCTTTAGCTTCAGCAGCTTCTCTATCTTGCTGTCTAGCTTTTTCTTCAGCTTCAACCTTAGCAGCTTTAATAGCCTTCTGGTTCTTCTGAAATGTGGCTATCTGATAAGCTCCAGCAGCTAATGATGCAGTTGATACAGCTACAGCAGCTGTAGTACCATAAGCAGAAGCTATCGTAGCTCCAGCAGAAGTTACAGGGGCATAGAATGGAGCTACGACACTAATAATAATACCAGCTACCATACCTATGAATTGTAGCCAAGGGATACCATAAACAGCTCCTATCATAGTAACACCAGCAGCTATCAATGGAGCAGCAGCCCAGTATTGTTGAAATACGGCTAAGACTACACCAATGATTACTAAGACAAATCCAAATATCTTACCTAAGAAGTTAGATTTCTTAATAGTGTAGTGGTACTTCATAGCATAGAACAAGGTACTAGGGACTATAACATTCTGAACATATACAGGTGTTTGATACCACATCTTTAAAGGTAGTCTAGGAGTATTACTAGGTGTTGTCTTTATAGTGGTACTAAAGGCATCATCTTTAACCCAAGAGCGATATATCTGACCATTAGCTACTGGGATATACATATTGTATATTAGTATGCCCTCATATACAGTAGTACTCTCAGATATCCATCCGTAAGAACGTCTATCAATTCTGCTCCAGCTAGTAGGTGATCCAGCATATTTATAGCTAGCTTCTCTGATCCATAGAGTATCTTCAAACCTATCTTCTGGAAAGTTAGGTACATCTATAGTAATACCATTAGCAGTTATGAGTACTTTAGAAGGATCTACTGGTACTTCGTGAGTCTTAACAATAACTAATGGTCTATATCTTAATGCTGTTTGTATATCCTTAGGAGTAGGGATAGCTACAGCTCTTTTACGATCTCTCCAAGATATTTCTCCTTCATAGTACCAAGAACCATCTCTTGAAGGTAATATCTTAGTAGAAGCTACTACTGGAGCATTTCTAAAGGTATTCTCTAAAGAGTCTTTCTCTGCTTCAGTTAGGTCATTACCATTAGCTACCCATTTAATCCTCTTACTCTTTCTAGCTTCAGTAAATTGAGATAGGTTATACTGCTTAGTCTTCTCTAGGTTAGATAAGTCAGCTCTATACTGCCAAGATAGAGAGTCTTGATTACTCCAAGAGAACTTAGTAGGGCTAGTATCTTGACTACGAATAGGGTCTAATCTAACACTGTTTAACTCTCCAAATCTATTGTGAATATATCCAGTTGTAGGAGCATTCTTAACAGGCTGTATGACAAAAGCATAGCCATCTGATGGTTTAGTACCTGCTGAAGACATAAACGCCTGAGAAGCTCCAGAAGGAGCTTTAAACATATCAGATAAATCCCAAGCAGATACATTCTGAACAAACTTCTCGTGTTGATAGTAAGCTGATATGTTCTTCTGCATATCATAGTAATATCTACTATCTACGAACATCTGCTTACGAATAGCTATAGCTGTCTCTCTAGCTTCATTCATACTATCTGAGTCGTAGTTTGAGTCTGTATATGTTGGAGGTTCTACAACGTCTATATTATCTACATTAACGTGAGGTATATTAGCTACAGATACAAATTGCTGACCATACCAATAAGATATATCTAGAGCATATAGGGTATAGCTTAGTATCTTTCTCTTGCCTGATAGATCTTCTTCTACACTATAGTTAGGTATATAGGTATATAGAACTAGATTAGAACCTAATGCTGGATGACTACCTACGAAAGTATATGGCTTAGGTACTTTATCAGATTTAACTATGGTCTTTAATCCTCTAAGTCTATATAAACCTGATTGCTTATCTGTCATAGGAACACCAATGTGTCTAGTTACAAAAGTATCTTGACCATAGCATTTAAATACCTTATCAAAGAACTTAGTAAAGGTCTCTGCGTACTTCTGATAGGCTCTATGATGTCTAGTCTCTTTTAGTAGATAAGGAGCTAAGTTAAAGCAGTGAAATATGTCTAGGTAATCTACTGAAGCTTTACCCATATCCATACTTCTAAATGTCTCGTATAGCTTCTTCTGATAGTTTCTAGGAGTTCTTCTGTAGTGCTTATTCTTTCTAGCTGTATGTATCAGAGTTAAATCCCAGTATTTACCGTAGTTATGCCAGATAGGTATCTTAGCTGTAGAGTAAGCTATTCTAGTTGAGCCATTGAGAGAGTAGGACATTATATCCTTAATAGGGATAATCTTACGATGATTGTCTTTAGTCATAGCTTCTAAGAAGTAGTAGTTAGCTATATCTCCTAGTTCATCATATTTAGCTTGCATTGAAGGGATATGATCTATTATCTCTAGAGTTTCATACTTAGGTACTACTTTCTCTTCTCCTGAGATAGTCTTAGTCTCTGTATGACCCTTCCACGTATATGCAGCTAATATCCTATATTGCTGGTAGCCTTCTTTATAAACATAGTCCTTGTTATCCTTAGCTATATCATCTAGGTACTCTTGCTTCTCTTCATCAGTCATAGATGCCATCTCTGTTGGGTCAGGAGAACGTTTAGTAATCTGAACAAACGATATATCAGCTTCAGATAGCTCAATAGAAGGATCATCAGGATCTATGTGGTATGTATCTCTTAGTATCTTGTAGAACTTATCTCTATAAGTCTCTTTGATCTCTCTTTCTGACCTAAATGTGTATCCTGAAGCACTGATAGGATATAGAGAGTTTATAGGTCTTCTAGCTACTGTAGGTAAGCTAGTATAACTATAAGAGTGAGGTGTAGCTGGTGGTATTGCTCTCTCAGTATAAGATACTGTAACCTTCTCATTTTCTTTTAAAGGGGTATCAGATATATCTAGTGTAAAGATATGGTTAGTAGATCTTGCTTGCTTAGTTGTAGTGCCATAGTGGATAGTAACTGTAGCATTAGCTTCATCTGTATAGCCTGATAGTTCTTTAGTATTTGTAGTAGTGTTATAAACATATATCTTACCTGTGGTATTAGGTAGAGGTAATTGCTTACGATCTTCTACTATCTTTAACAGTGTTAAAGAACCCTCAAAGCTACAGACATATTCATCTAGGATAGCTTGCTTAGTATCTAACGAGTATTCTTTAACTAGGACACTAAGCATATACTCTGTAAATAGCTTCTGATCTCCTAACTCTGGTTCTTTAGTAATAGTTAAGATACTAGGATTATCTTGTAGAAACTTCTCTTTAGAGAACGTTACTTCACTGAAGTAACCTAAACTAGAAGTTAATCCTGGTAGCTTTCTATGAGTGTAAGGCATCTCGTGAGTGTTGTTAGATTGAGCAATGATTTGAGCCATTAGATCAGTATTTCTGTTACCCTTAGACTTACCTTGAACAATACCTTTAGAGAATATGATCTCTCCAGATAGTTTCTTCTTACTGGAGAACTTACTAACTTTAAACTTATCATACCAAGAGGAAGCACCATTAAGGTAATCCCACTTCCTCTCAGTAACTTTCTTCTTCTTAGTGAATAATCCCATTGGATAGCCTATGAGAGATACAGAGTATCTTGAGGGTTAGCTGACTCTTTTTGTAATAATACAGGTAGAGTTTCTGCAATCCTATCTTTGTAGAGCTTATATAGATTACCCATCTCATTAACGTTTAGAGGAGCTGGTAATGAAGCATCATCTAGCATACCTGATGAGTATATTAGTGAAAATGCATTCATTTGATACTCTAGTAGTTTGATATACATATTGTCATCAAATCCCATTAGCTGTCTATCTAATACCCTAGCTTGGCTATTAGTTTGTCTAATCTCAGCTTGTGTCTTACAACACTTGATCTTTAACTCAGCTATCTGAGCCATTATCTGAAACTCTAATTGTTTTAGTTGAAGTTTGATCTTAGCTAGTTCAATCTCCCATTGAGATTTAAGCTGTATCTCTAGTTGAGCTTTAGTAGTAGCGAATTGAACTGATTGAGCTATTACAGATACTATAGACTGAGCATATACATCAGCATACTCTTTACCTTGCAATCTACCACTATCATATTGAGTTCTAAGGTTCTCAGACATAACTTCTAAGAGTTTATCTAGTATCTTCTCTCCTCTCCACTCTAGTAGTTGTCTATTATCTCTAGTAATAGCTACAACAGATCCTTCAGTGAGATCTTTAACATCGAGGTTAAGCTTTAGCTTATCCTCGTTAGGTAGATTAAGATCATAATCGAATGCTCTAAGAGTGCTAGTAATGTCTGTGCAATCTAAGCATTTAGTAGCCATATCTTACTCTTCTGCTTCTAGTGGTTCGATAGTAAGAGCATACTTCTTAACAGCTCTAGTATTAAATACAATGTTACCTGAGTTATCCTTATCAGTGATAATCTGATAGAAGACTACTTCTTTTAGAGCATCTATGATGCACTGCTCTACACCATTAACAGGTACGTTGAATGGTAATACATAAGCTTTAGACAAGAACTGATTAGCTACTGATACATAGACACTCTTAAGAGCTGAAGCTTCTTTAGGGTCTTGATTTACAACAGTTACTTTAAACTTCTTTAGAGCATCTTGCTTCATCTTTAGAGCTAAGTTCTTAACGACAGGCATAGATACTTTTGGAGCAGTCAATACTGCTCCTTGCACTTGTTCTGTCGTAGGTTCTGGACTATTAGCTTCTTCTTCTCTCTTAGCTTCAGTCTCTGCTGCTGCTTCTAGTTTCTCTTTATTTACTGCCATTGTGATGTTTCTCCTTTATCTGTTATCAAACGTTAGATGCTAGTAATAGACCTTTTAGCAAACCTTCTTCTTTTAGTATGATACTAGCATAGAAGAAGTTATAGCTTGCGAAGCCTACTGTGCCATAAGGGTTAGTTCTATCTGATTGCTCTGGAGCTTGTGAGTGGAATGTTATACCATCTCTACCAGCTAAGCCTACAGTAGCTATACACTCTTTAGTAGGGAATAGAACTGGGAATACATCAAACTTATTGTTAGTGTGAGCTAGAGTACCTACATAAGCAGCAGGCACAGTAGCACCTTGTCCTCTATATACTAGAGCTGCTTCACTCTCAATAAATCTAACTTCTCCCATAGCACCTATCTCGCCTTCAGCAATACCTTTTTGAGAAGCATACTTCTCTACTGGGATAAAGCCAAACTCATTAACTTTACCATCATTAGAAGCTCTTGATAAGCTATGGATATCCCAAGCTACATTAGATGGGATAATGCAGTAGTAAGCTTTATTTACTGGCTTAGTAGCTATCTTAACAGATGCTTCTACCATCTCTGTAACCTTATCTGCTCTGTTAGCTTTCAACTTAGCTACACATCTTCTAAAGAAGTCGTATGAAGCCATATAGTTGCTATCTAGTGAGCCATCAGCTACAAGACCATTACCCATAGTAGCTAAGCTAGTAGCTGCAAATGGATATACTACGTTAGTTGTAGCTAGCATATCTCTTTGAAGTAGATCTTCATAAGTTCTACCAGCTAGATCTCCTAGCTCTTGTTTGATATCTATACTCTTACGAGTGTCTGAGAATAGATCGATCTCATCTGTGTACTCTTCCATGTGTCCAAATCTAGCCATTGTAGTTTCTAGAGCTACTATATGGTTCTCTACTAGGTTCTGTCTTCCTGCACCTTCTGGTAGTCCTGCTGCTGTAAGACCTGCTGTAACATCAGCTATATCTCTACCAGTCAAGAAACCTTTAGCTAGGAAGTCTGGAGTACCTAGTTGTCTATCATAGATGTTTTGCTTTCTGAAAGTCTTGAATGTCTTACCATTTCTTTGAGGTAGTGTGAACTTCTTAGAAGCGAATTGTCTATAGATTCTTTGATCATTAGCTGCCATAATACCTACACGATCTGAAGCGTGAAGAGTAAGGTTAGCACCATAAGTTGAGTTAGTACCGTTATTATATTGACTATTTGCCATTGTAATATCCTTAGTTTAGTGTTTCTAAATACTTAGCAAACTCTTCATCAGACATATTGTAGATATAGTCTTGGGCATTGTCTGGGTTACTTATAGCTGTTCTAGCTACGTTTCCTTGATTAGGAATACTTGCCTTAGCTCTATTAGCTTCTCTAGTAATATTGTCTTGATTAGCTTGCTGTTGTTGATTAGAAGCTAGTGATTGTTGCTCTTGGTTAAACTCTCTAGCTGCATAAGAATAATACTCTAGGATAGGTCTGGTAAATCCATCTCTTAATGCTATACTATTAGCTTTCTGCATTATAGGTTGATAGATACCATTCTTAATATCAGATTGTAAATCTTCTAATGCACTAGGAGTAGCTTTAATGAACTCTTTAGATTGTTCATCTAGGTTCTGAACAACTGCTAGAGTTTGTTGAAACTCTGGCTCTTTACCAATTCTAGCTACAACTTCATCCATTTCCTGTTTAGCATAATCCGGTCTATACTCTGTTGGAGTATAAGCCTTCTTATCCTCTTCAGGTGTCAGAGTATCATCTAGATCCATTACATCTATATTCTGAGACTTGATAAGACTCTTTAGAGCTTCCTTATTGCCTTTCATAATGTCGATGAATAGGTTAGTATCCTCTGGCTTAATACCATTGTTCTTAAGAGCTTCTATAGCTGGTAAGAACTCTTTAAATTGTTGGGTCTTCTTAGTATAGTCAATACCCTTGCTAGCTAGATTCTTTAGCTCATCTAGAGTTAGAGTGTAATCCTGCTTAGCTGCTCGTATTGTAAATACATCAGAAGTTTCTGTTTTCTTATCTTCTGTAGAGTCCTCTGAGGGTTGTTCTACGTTATTGATTTCTGTGTTTGGTTGAGTATCAGAGCCAGTTTGCTCTTCAGTTGAAGCTGACTCATTAGATGAATTATCTTGCTCGGTTTGTTGCTTGCTTTCTGGCTCTGACACTTGTTCATTATTAGGTGCTGACTCTTCTTCAGGAGAAACATCGTCAGCTTCAACTGCATTATTCTCATCGAGGATTGAGTCTAACTTAGAGTTAAACTCTTCATCTGACATATTGAACAATTCTTCTTCAGTATATGCCATCTTACTTCTCCTCTTCAGCTAATAGATCACTACCTGCCATATTCACTATAGTATTGAAGTAATCTCTTAGGATATTAGCTCCTAAAATCTCTTCTAGTAATAGTGATCTATTGACACCAGGTTTAGACATCATCATAGCTGCACTATGGACTTTCTCTGTAAGAAACCCATCTAGGATAACCTTCTTAAAGTCTGGGTTCTTATAGAGCCTATCTAGGGCTTGATATAGCTCAACGTAGTAAGAGTTGCTAGTAGTTAGCATCTCTTCTTTCTCTAGTTTGTCAAATAACTCTTCGTTCATCTATTTCTCCTTATATGATTGAGTTCGGCTTAAGTATATCATAAGTTTTAGAGATATTGTCTCTTAGTTCCTTGTAGGAGCTTCAACATCTCTTTACTTAACTCAAAGTTTCTAGCTTTCTCATTCTCTGTAGCTTGGATCTTATTCTTAGTTTGATCATATTGTTGAACATAGTCTAGATCCTGCTTATCAGTCCTACTAGCTATATTAGCTGCTTTAGCTTTCTCACTCTCTGTCTTAGCTTCTTTTAGAGCCATATCAGCTTGGTTCTCAACTGCTTTGCTTCTAGTTAATGCTGCTTCAGCTGCTAGGTTCTCAGCTTGTAGCTGCATTAGTTGTTGTTGCAATGGATCTGGTTGAGGTTCTGGTTGCTCATAAGTAGCTATTGCTTTCGCAAGATCAGGTAATCTATATAGGCTAGCCATCTTAACTAATAGCTGTTTAGTTAGGTCGAACGGTAAGCTTTGAGCTGTAGTCTGTAATATGAATGCCAATTCCTGAGCCTTAGCTTGATTGTCATCGCTTGTAGAGATATTTAGATCTATATCTATGTTAGCACCTAGATCGTCTCTCTTAAGCCACAGAAACTCTTCATTTGTGATCCTAATCTGTGTCTCTTCATCTAGGAACTCAGCACTATATGCTAGCCATTTTCTAAGTAGAGGTTTAACTAGGTTCTCAGCTATGTTTCTAACTATGTTTAACCTTCTAGTAGAAGCACTGGTAAGTACTCCTTGAACACCTGTAGCTGTTCCACCTAGTGAGCTAGATGTCATACCTTGATTGAAGCTCTTAACACCAGTTATGCTCTCAGCTTCATTAGATAGCATCTGAACCATATTAAAGATACTACCTGGTAGCTCATTAAAGTGTCCATCATAGAAGTCATTAGGAGTACCATTGAACTCAAAGTTCTCTCCCTTTAGGAACTTCTCTAGATTTCTCCTATCTAATGCACCTTTTCTGATACCTTTCTGAGCATTATTACTAAGAGCCATATTATCTATGAAGCCTCTGTATATAGCTGTCTTAACCTTCTGTATATCTCCTAGTAGCTCAGCATTGCTCTCTCCATACATTCTAAAAGGTACTGGCATAAATGGTACTACTAAGAATGGTAGAGCCTTATCTGGGAAAGGATTTTCTTCAAACCTAATGCAAACATCATCTACCCAAGTGCATACTATAGGTTCAGTGATACCATCTCCATTAATGTCGTAGAAACCCCAATATTCGTGAACTAAGAACTTCTTTCTAGACTTATCATTAAACTCAAAGGTATTGTCTGATTTACTATAGCTACCATAGCTTCCTATGTTACTACTCTTATTTTCTAGTAGCTCTAGGTTATCATACATATTAGCCTTCTTAAGGCTATTTAGATCACTCTCAAATCTATATACTATAAATTGACATTTATCCATATCATCTAAGCAAGTAGGATCTATGAAGATGTCTTCGTTTCTACAAACTTGTGCCGTAGGATGATTTTTAATAGCCTTCCTTTGAGTTTCTATTCTAGGTATATCTATGGTCTCTGGAACACCTTTTAACGCTTCTTGAAGCTGTGAGGCTCTCTCTTGATCTCCATTAGCTATTAGCTCTTGCATAATAGACATAGCTTGAGTATATTGAGGATTAGGTTTCTTATCTATAACTCTAACCTTTACATCCTTAGCTTCATACTCCCAACCTAATCTAATAACACAAGTACCTTCTACATCTAGAACTCTTAGAGCTTTAGCCATAAAGTTATACCTATTGAATTGTCGACAGAATTGTGTATTTAGAAGTATCTCTATCCTAGGAGCTATCTCAGCATCTTCATAGGTTACTGGGTTAGCTTTAACTATATCTGGAGTAGATACAAATGGATCTAGTAGCTCAGCTTGTTGCCACTCTGATTGCTTCTTGATATCCCTAGAGATCATCTTAGATCTACCATCTACTTCATTACCATATAGCTCTCCATTGTAGGTATTTCTCCACTCTCTGATCTTCTCCATAATTTGAGACTTAGAGTTCTCAGCAGAGTTAAAGTCTTTCTTAAAATCACTAAGAGCTTGCTTCTTAGTTAGTTCATCTAGCATATTCTTCCTTTCTTAATATTGTAGGCTTCATCTAACCTATCTCTATTATAGTCTGATGTGATCTCTAACCTATTCTCAGACTCTTGTCTTAGTAAGCCTAATAACTTATCTAGCATTAGCTTACTATTGAATACTCCTTCATAGGTAGCATCACAACCTACTAGAATACATCCTTCTGTATGCTTAGGATAGTTACCACTATGTATAAGGATATATCTATCTTTAGGTACATCATTATTCCATACTAATGGCAGAAACCTACCAAACTTAGGAGAATTATGCCAATCTATCCTATATATACCTTCTGGTATTCTACGATCTAATCCCCTAGATGTTGTATCACTTCCAGCAGGCTCTAGAGTATATCCTTTAAGGACTACCTCTGAACCTCTCTGTAAGCTAAATACTCCTAATGTCCCATCTTCTATATTCATAAACCTAGTAATCGTCATCTTCATCAGTAACCCTTTGAACTGTTATTTCCACCAAAGCGAGTTACTACTATATCCCTAACGAATACTAATATCTCGCTACCAAACCAAGCTCCTACACCACAGAAAGCATAGCTAAATCTTTCGTCTTGGAAGAAGTGATAGGACATCTCATATACTATATATGCACTAAACACTCCATCCAAGATCCTCTTAAATAATGCTTTACACCCTGTGTTATTATGATTGATAAATGATGTTACACTACCACATACACCTATCAAAACTACGTAAAACAGATAATGTACTTCCCCCATACTTTATGCCTTAAATAGTGTTAATACCCTCGCAGGACTAAGTATGGCATTGATTATTCCCTGAGTAATTGACCAAAGAGTCATTGCTACTTCCCTGTTTGCAATATGTGCATTAAAAGCCCCATAGGACCAATAAGCTATCCCTAGTATAGCTACTGCTACACAACTCAATATACTCACTTTCTTAAACGTAAATCTCTTCTTATTTGCTTGCATTCTTATCTCCTTCCTTACTACACTTATACAGAAGATCCTCAACTGTAGAAAAATACTCCATTAGCTCCTTAAAAGACTCAGCAGTATCTACATACTCTGGCTTCTCTGGCATAGTATCTATGCACTTAACAGGTGTATAAACTTTTTGGTATTCAACTTTAGTGAGGTAAGCTGGTGCAGATTTCTCTGCACAGCCTAGTAGAAAGAGGCTACTTATCAATAGACTTAGCAGCTTCACGGATAATAGCCTTATATGTTTCTAGCTCTGTATCAGCTTTCTTAATGTTCTTGTACTTCCTTGCAACTTTAGCTTTAGTAGTCTCAATCTTCTCAGGAGATACTTTAGAAGCCTCTATGGCTTTATTCTGATCTTTGAGAGTATCTTGACATACCTGTAACTCCATTTCTCTGTTAGCTTTCTCAAGCTGTAGTGTTTGTATAGCTTGTTGAGCTTCTTTGTTCATTTCCTCTAGCTGTCCTATACTATTGCTCATACAAATATAGACAATAGTACTAATAACAACTAGGGTAACTAATAGCAGTCCTAAGAACTTACTATCAGTGAATGATGATAATACTAGGCTAAGTAGATTCATTAGTATCCTTTAGAATGGTATTTAACTATATGATATAGTCGAACGCTAGTATACAATAAGAATATATCTAATTTAGATATTTCTAATTCAACTAGCATATCTTTAAAGACCTTATCAGCATCTAAGAAGCTAATCTTACCATCTATAGCTAGATCAGTAAGATAGTCGTGAACTATAGCTGCACTAAGGTATTCTGCTTTATTAGGAGGGTAGATACTCCAGAATATTCTAGGTACACTAGCACCATCTGTTATGAAGCCTTTAGGTATAAGAATATCCTTATACCTATAGTCTTCTACTAATCTAAACTGATATTTACCTAGAGGCTTTATGATAGGTCTGTCAATCAAAACTTTCTCCTAGTTCTAACTACATCATTAAACTCATCGTCATCAATGTACCAGAAAGGTTTCTCTCCATTGTCATAGTACATCTTTCCAAAGTCATCAGGGTGTGTAGCTAAGTGAGCTACTACCCTATAGATATTGAACATATTAGATTTATCCCATTGATCACACTTTCTAGCTCTGAGAAAGATAATTAATGGGCAACACAATATACCTAATATAAACGCTAATAGAGCCACTACAATCAACGACATCCCTTACTCCTTACCAAACTTAGGCAATAGGTCTAAAACCTCTCTAAAGCTCTCTGGTAGCTTCCTAGAGCCTTTCTCAATTTCACTTAGTAATTCATAGCCTTTAGCCCATACATCAGCTCTCCATTTACCAAAGGCTTCACCTTCAGCTTTAAATGGATTGTCATACCCAGCATAAGAGCAAGCAGATACTATGTTATCATACCCCTTCTCTCTAGCCGTACTATCTAATACCTCTTGTATCTTCTCTTTAAAGGCTTCTACAAGCTCTACAGATGTCATAGGTTCTACCTTATAATCCACATTATAGCCTGAAGTAGTATCTATGTGAGTAACTACCTTCTCTAGCTCTCCTAGCTCTTTAGGATACTCTCCATACTCTATAGGAGCATAACCAAGAGCTAATAGCTCCTCTTTGCTCAACTTTTCTGGATAAGCTATACCAGTAGGTGCTGAAATAACTCTTACCTCTGTAGCTTCCTTATTCTCTACGTTATATAGTTGCATTTACTATCCTTTCTCTATTTAATATTCATAGTAACTTCACTTAGAGTTACACCAAATGTTGAGTTAGTATATTTGAAGTAGTCATTGTATATCCACTGATAGATAGCCTCTTTGTTAGGATAACCTCTAAACTCCTTAGTATATGCCGTATCTGTTATTGGATAGTCTATTACAAAGGCAAAGAGTGCTACAAACTTAGGATCGCCTAGCGTATAGTCTTGTGCAGGATAATTCTTAGTCAATAGTATCTCTGTACCACCTACCCTATACTTAGTCCACGTAGCAGTACCTTTAAGCAGTATCTCCTCAGCTATAGCCTTAGCTTTATCTTCAACTTGGTCTTCAATAGAGCCAAAGATAAGGTAAGGTACAACAGAAGTTATAATATTACTCTTCAGACCTGTAGGGTTGCTAGCATCTTTAGGAGCAGAGACTGCAAAGTCTTTCCTACCATACGACATATCCTTACATACAAAAGCCATATTACCCTTTTTACCAGCTTTGTTGTCTAGGAAGAATTGTACTTCTTTAAATGTAGCATCTGATTGACTTAGCAACTGTATTAATGCTTGTGTAGGTGGTACACCATTTAGACTAGCTTGTATCTCATAGATATTAGCATCTACCTTTAGATGCCTCATAAAAGCTATGCTAGCTTGGGTAAACCCTTCTGAGATAGGAGTCATATAAACTATCCTAGAAGGCATCTCAGTAACGTTACGTAGCTCTTTAAGAGTATATTTCTCAATAGTACCCTCTCTCATAGCATTCTCTTTGTCCTGACTTGAAAACCAACCATTGTAGCCAAATTGCCTATCTATAAGACCCTCATAAGCTGTCCTAGTAAAGAAGTTACTATCAGCTAAGCTTCTCTCTCTACTGAGGTTATACCTCATACCCCAGATAAAGGTATCTAACTGCTCTGTATGATTATTTGGAGTTTGAAACTCCAAAGCCTTTGCTGGATTACCTTTAACAGTTTTATCAGGATTTGTATGGCTAGGTCTATTAAGCTCAAAGAATACAGAAGTATATAGATCATCATAATTACCGTGAGTAGTCATATCTATATATTTTCTTAAAGGTATAGCCTTATACCTCATAATAACCTTAGATGTATGCTTCTCTGATTTTTTTCCAGTATTAGCAATACCCATTATCTCATTATAGTGATGTCTGAATGTGATACAAGTATCTATTTGTCCATCTTTCTTAAGGTTATTTTTCATAGGATGACCAAATAGATATCTAAGGTTAGCTCTATGCTCTACAGGCTCTAGATTACTCTTATCTAGCCTATCTATTGAACTATCCTTTACAGTAGCTACAGCAAAGTAGTGTGAACCATCTAAGTTACTATGCATAGGATCACTAGCCTCTTGTGCAGGAGTAACATCAGCCATAGAAGCTAATATATACCCTCTAGGATAGTCTTTATTGTAATTCATCTTAGCAGGTACGAATAAAGCTGCTTGGTTACTATTATGCATAATCCTTGTATTTACTGGGGCATCTGCTGAGTATCTGTCAAGTAGCTCAACATCTGAGTTAGTAAAAGTTCTATATTCGTAAGCTTCTAGAGGTATTTCAGCTACACCATTATCATAGCCATCTATTTGCAACTCTTTAGAGTTTCTAAGTTGCATAGATGTCAAAAACATAGATGTTTCACTAAAGTCTATTAAAGGTATTAGCTCATTATCCATTCCAAATATAGATCCCTTATAACCTTTAACCTTCTTAGTAGAATATCCTCTAAACTCTATAGTATTCCTACTACCACACAGATTATTAACTTGTTGTAAGCTAACAGAATAGTACACTGGCTCTGCAAGCTTATTGATAGATGTAGTATCTCCCGCAGGTAGATTACCTAACTTCTTAAAGTAATCAAAAAACATATCAGGCTCTATAGGATAATAATCTTGATAAAACTTTCTAGTAGTACCTACAGATATCTCTAGCTCAGAGAATATCTGTACAGCTTGAGCTATATCTACATTAGCTTCAGGTAAAGAGATACATAGTCCATAGAAAGGTTTAGTAGTACCATCTCTTAGTGTAATCTTATCTACACTAGATACGTTAAATACCTCATAGCGTAATTTTCTCTGCATTTGAACACCGATACGTATGCTACCAAAAGACTCTTTATCATAGTAAATAGAAGGTACATCTAAACCCATTCTGTCTGCTTTAGCTCTCTTAATAGTAGCAGGATCAAATATAACTCTATTTATATTTTCACCATAAGAGACATACTTAGCAGATTCTGTAGAATATGCTTGCCAGTTAGGTAACTCTTTACCCTTAGTATTATCCACAAACTGCAATACTAGATTTTTATCTTTAGGTACGCTTTGAGTTGAGTAACTATCTGAAAACATAGGACGAGAGGTAAACGTCTTTGTGTCCATTTCTGTATAGAGTACTTCTCCTTTATATCTAATCTCTATACAATACTTTATAATAGGATCACTTTTCCAATAGTTGTACGTCTTAGGTAATCTGACATATATTTTAGGATTAGTCTTAATAAGGTCTATATTGATAGTACTGAGAATCTTATTAGAAGTTACTCCTGCAAGAGTTTCTACCCAAGTATCTATGTAGTTTCTATATCCTCTAGCAACTAATATATCTGTTAGCTGTATCTTTTTAGCTGTTATCTGCTCTTGAGTGATTGTATAGCTCTTCTTCCAACCTAAGGTAGTATTGTTTATCCATAGGGTATCTCCTGCTTTCCAATTAGCTGCAGGAGTAATATCCATAGCTGTAGTCCTAGTAGGAGACTTATTATATGTCTTCTTACCTAATATACTCTCAATTCTACCCTCATTGCCAGCAAGGTCTCTAGTTATGATATAGATTGGAGTATTGTAAGGCAATAGTTTTGTAGTACGTATAGTTATCTTCTTATCAGAACCAACTACACCTGTGCCTATAAGCTCATTAGTAGCTGTCTCATATATAGAAATAGTAGCTCCTACTTCGTCTATTGTTAAAGATAGATTAAAGTATCTAGGGTTCATCTTATCAGAAGCTTCCTCATCAAAGACAGCAAAGATATGCTTCTCTTTAACCTCTCCCTTAGCGAATACCTTACCTTTAAGGTCTTCTACATTTAGGACTGGGAGATCACTCTCCCATTCTCCACAACCTAGTAGCATAGCCATATCAGACCCTTCCTATATGTATTGTATTCTCATCTTCTATTGTGTAAGCAAACACCTCTACATCTCTTAGATCGTAAGGTATTTCTCTCCATTTAAACCTACTCTCCCAACCCATTATGTATGCTGCACCATGTACAATGATGATACCCTCTAATACCTCACCAGATCTTTTAGCTAAAGCTTTATCCATATTGAAAGTAGACATTTTTGTAACGGCAGTTAATGTAATCTTAAAATCTAAGTGAATACCACTATCATCAGCAAAGCGTAATACACCATCTACTGGATTAGTGAAAATAGTTTCGGTATGCCATTCTCTCTTAGCTACTTCAGCTTTAGGTAACTCAGACTTATCTAATACCTCTTTCTTAATAATTACATCACCATTAGGCTTAACAGTGATTACCTTCTCAGTAATAGTATTGATAGTATTAGTAACCTTCTCAGGAAGTTTCTCATAAGGTATAAATCCTTCACTATTATAGAATACTAGATACTTCTTAAATAGATTAGCTGTAGTCTGATTACCTATTACATACTCTCCAGTAGCTTGCTTCTCTAAATACAACGTAGGGCATACATTATCAGCGAAGTGTTTAAGAACTCCCTCTACACCTATAGTTCTTACCTTATTGCGTACATAAGTAGTCTCAGGATTACCTTTACCATTTATATAATGCTCAACACTCTCTATATTACCAGAAGCCGTATAACCTTTAGCATAGGCTACACTTCTATATACCATTAGAGAGTATTCTGGTGGTAAATCCTTAGTAGCTGTATTCTCTTTATCTACAAAGATTTCTCCAGCTGTTAATGGTGTTTCAGAGTCTATTCCCTCAGCATTAAGATCTAGGATATCAAGGTTCTGTATCATAGCATCTCCGTTTCTATTAACACCACATACAACCTCATAAGAACCACCATTAATAGCATTCTTGAACATATCTCCAGTAGCTTCTGCTCCATATAGATTGTAGAGTTTTAGAAAATACTGAAATGGTTTAGAGCCATCATCTTCTGTCAGTAAATTTCCAATATGAGGATCAGACCCTGTTAAATGTTCTACTAATAGTTGCACAAGTACGCTACCAGCATCTGGATGATCTGGATCAGCTACACCGTTTAAGATATTGATAATAGTCTCTTTACTAACAGGAGCTGGTGTACCACCTGTAGTAGGTATTTCAGCTATCTTAGCATCAACATACTTCTTAATAAGCTTTACAAGCTCATCTTTGAGTGCTACTTGATCTATGGTCTTACCAGCTAACTCAGCCTTCTGAAGCTCTTTATACTTCTCAAATAAGGCTTTAATGACCTTATCTACCTCTTCATTACCATTAGGTATCTCCCACTTAGAGAATAGCTCTGTAAAGTTAATATCAGTAGCTCCTTTAGGTGTTCTAAGGTAGAAATACTCTGTAGCTACTTTAGGATTAGTTAGGGTATCTCCTGCTAATAATCTAGCCCAGATGATCACACCATTAGCTAAATCCATAAAGATAGCTCTGTGATCATTCTTGCTATCTTTCTTAGTCCTAGTTCTTAGATCAGTCAGTATCTTATTAGTTTGAGTACTCCTATAAGTATCTAACTCACTCTTCTTACTATCCCAAACAGCTTTAGTAATCTCCCCTTCAGGGAGAATTACTTGCTTATCTTTAGCTGTATATACTTGATATTTGATCATATCTCTGCTCCATTGCCTTCATCTTCTCCTGGTGTAGGAGTTGGTGTAGTACCACCTTTACCAGTTACGTTAGCTACTATATCAGCTTTGATATCTCCATTAATTGTAGCTGTAGTGTTCTTAGTTTCAGTGATAGTATTAGTTGCTGTAGCTTTCACATCCTTAGTAACGTTTGTAGTCTCAGTATTAGTTGTAGTTATAGTATTAACTATCTGATGACCTATGTAAGTCTCTTTGATATGAAGCATCTCAGCTTTGATAGCTTCTAGCTCTTTATCTTTCTCTGTCTTAAGAGCTAGTAACTTCTCACTAAAGCTATTTGCCATTTCAGTAAGCTTAGTATTCACATCTAGCTTAAAGTTAGACATATCCACCTGCATCTTCATTAGAGCATTCTCTAGTGGTAATAGAGCGTGAGCTATCTGCCCTAGCATATCGTTAGCTTTGTCTTCAATAGCGTTATTAGTTTGAGCTATGGCGTGCTCT